ATCACATAAAAATGGTGGTATTCCAATTGAGGTTGAAGGTGGTGAATATATAATTAAGAAAGATTCAGTTAATGAAGAAACTGAACCAATTTTGGAAAAAATAAATAAAACAGGTAAATTCAATTACAAATGTGGGGGGAAAATCCCAGTATTTGATGCAAGAAATAGAACAAAAAGGAGAAAGTAATGCCAACAATAAAAGATAAACTAGGGAATGTTGTAGCAAATATGCCTTATAATCAAGCAGGAGAACAGGCAGCAGAAAAAATGGCTGCTGATAATCCAAATTTAGATATTGATTATGCTCCTGGAGGAGCACAGGATGCTTCAATGAGGTCAACTACAACATATGCAGGTGGTGGTAAAACTGGGTATGATGTTCCACAGTATAAAAAAGGTGGAAAAACAAAAAAATCTAAAAAAGATATTCCAATTGGTGCTCATGCAAGACCAATTAGCTACCCTGAAGATTGGGTAGAAGACCCTCATAAAGTTGAAACTGAGTGGAAAGGATATGGGCATGACCCAAAAACTGGATATACTCGTTCAGTAAGTAAACAACCTGGAAAACGAAAGTTTAAAACAAAAAAGAAAAAATGAGAACATACTGGTGTAGTGATTGTGAAAAGTGTGTAGATGTTGATATGAAAGTATCTTCTAAATGTAGGTGTGGTAAAGAGTTTGGAAATACTTTTAAACCATCACATCATATTAATATGAGAACAACGTGGAGTGGAACAACACAAGTGGAATTTAGTCAAACAACAATGGATGCAGATATAGCTGAAAGGAATAGTAGATAATGGCAACATTAAGTGCGCAGATACAATCATTGGTTGGAAGTATTACAGAAACTGAAATAGACCAATGGTGCGAAGATGGAGTAAGAGAGTTAGTTAATTTATTTCCTCCAAATTTAAAAGAAATGTGTTATACAAAAAATACATTTACATCTACTGCTGCTAATTCTGAATCTGAAACTATAGCAACTAAGAATCTTGGTAATATATTTGCTGGAGATATTGAATGTAGGGAAATACGTTCAAAAGATAAATATAAAGCATCAGATGTAGATAGTTTAGAATATGCAACGTCAACTGACCCAGTATATTATGTGGAAGGAAGTAAACTTAATATTCTTCCAGCATCATCATCTGGTATTTATTATGCAATTGCAGACCCATCAATAGATGCCTCAGCAGATAGTGCAATATCTAGTTTTCCAAATGAGGCTGAATATTTAATTATTTTATATGCATCAATAAAAGTATTGCAAAATAAAATGAATGAAAAAGATACTAATACAGATATTGATACAACAGCATTTGAAGCTATTAATACAGAATTAGATGAAACTCAAGCAGTATGTGATAAAATAGATGCCGATTTAGTGCTTTCAAAAGCAGAGGTTGTTCTTGCTAAGGCTGAGGCTGCTGAGCTTGCAACTCAAACAGATAATAGTAGTACTTTTAATACTGCCTTAGCTGCTATAGCTACTGAACTAAATAAGGTTGATAATATTATTTTGGAAGCAAGTACAGAATTTGATAAAGTTGATAATGTAATAATAGAAGGAAGTGTAGAAATTGACAAGTCTACTGCACTCCTCGATTTAGGAGAGACTGATAGTGAGGGTGCTATTAATACTGCTTTAGCTAAAGTTATTACAGAATTAGATGAAACTCAAGCAGTATGTGATAGTGTTAATGCTGAAATAGTTCTTGCCAATGCAGAAGTAGATAAGTCTTTTGCAGAAGTGGCACTAGCTAATGCAGAAGTAGATAAGTCTTTTGCAGAGGTTGATTTAGCTAATGCCGAGGTAGATAAAGCTGTTACTGAGGCTGCGTTAATTAATCCAGAGGTAGATAAGGCAATAATTGAAGCTGCATTAATAAATCCTGAAGTTGATTTAGCAAAAGCGGAAGCTGCTGAGCTTGCTACACAAACTGATAATAGTGGTGATATAGAAACTGCGCTTGATGCAATGAATACAGCTTTAGATAAATTTAGGGCAGATGCAAGTGACCCTGCGTTATTTGGAGACCAATCTCAATATACAACTGGAGAAGGTCTTACTCATGTAAAAGATGCTTTGGAACTTGCAAGAGATACAATAGATACAGGATTTATTACAAATGAAGATTCTGGAAGTTCAGATGATGCAACTCCAAAAAGTGTTGGTTATTGGCTTAATGATGAAGATACTGATATGGTTCAAGCAACTTTAGGAGTTGCACAAACAGAAATACAAAGAGCTAAAACTCATATTGAAGAATGGAGTGCAACAGTTCAAGCTTTGTTAGGAGAAGCAAATGGTTTTGCTAAAGAAGCTCAAGCGAGAGTTGCATTTAGTGGAGCAAAAGCTCAATCAGTTCAATCTTATATAAATACAGCAGAAGGTTATGTTAAATCAACAAATTCTACTTTACAAACTGCAGATGGTTTTGTAAAAACAACAAATGCTTTTTTACAAACTGCTAATGGATTTAGTAAAACTGCGCAGGGATATGTACAAACTGCTGATGGATATATAAAAACAGCACAGGGATATGCGACTACAGCTAATGGATATATAAAAACAGCTCAAGCATATGGACAAGAAATTCAATTAAAAATATCTATTGCTAATGCATATATTAAAGAAGTTCAAGGAAGACTTGCACAGGCTCAAGCAAAAAGGGAGGAATCTAAATCTAGGTTAGTAGCTGGTGATTCTTATCTTAAAGAAGCTCAATCAATAGTATCTCAAGGTAATGCTTATATTGCAGAGGCTCAAGCATATATTTCTCAAGCACAAGGTTATGCTTCAGAAGTAAGTGCAAGAGCAGGGTTTAGTTCTGCTAAACTTCAAGCTGTTCAAGGACATATTAATACAGCTCAAAGTTATGTATCTACAGCACAAGGATTTGGTAGCGAAGTACAGATAAAAGTTAATATAGCACAAGGTTATATAGCAGAAGCAAAAATTAGGATGGAAAGAGAAAATCAAAAATATCAATGGTATAAAGCTCAACAATTAAAATTACAACAAGATTATGATAAAGGTGTTCAAATGTTAATAACAAAAGGAATGCCACAAAAACAACAAAAATGAAAAAGGAGAAGTAAATGGCATCAACATTATCAAGTGCAACAATGACAGTAAGAATTGTTGAATCGATAAAATTAAACGGAACAGAGCAAGGGGCTATTAATACAAAGACAATATCAAGTATTGCTGAAATATCAAAAAGGATTATAACAGTTACAGTTACTGAATCTACAATAGCCACATTTAGTTCAGCTGTTGCTTCAGCTGGACATTATGTAGCAGCTGATGTAAGATATATGAGATTTACTAATAAAGATGATACAAATTTTATTACATTAACATTTAGGAATCAAGATAATGATGAGGTTGCTATTAAGCTTGATGCAGGACAATCTTTTATATGGAATGCTGATAATAGTGGAGGTGTTGTAGATGTTTTTAATGCAACTCAAGATGCTGATGCTGCTTCTGATACAGCTTTAGGAGATTTGACAAATATTCAAGCTGATGCAAATACTGGTTCATGTGATTTAGAAATGCTTATAGCGTCAGTATAGGAGATTAAATGAAAGTTAAAAAAGTTATTGAACAGATAGAACATATATTTGGTCGTCAACCAGAGGGTTATATGATTCAATTGATTAATGATGCCTTAATCGATATTGGGTCAACAAAACAGCATCTTGTTGAAGAGAAAAAAACTGATTTAATCGAAGACCAAAGATGGTATGATTTAGATGATAATGTAATTGATATTACAAGAGTTGAAATTAAAGATACAAATGATAGATATGTGATGATACCAAAATTAGCAGATTCTCATAAATTGTTAAAAGGAGATGATATTTAATGGCAACAAGTAAAAGAACATATCCTAATGATTATTTTGCATGGTATAATGATGATAGTCGTCTTGCTATTGTGAACAGAGTAACTTCGACAGATGACGATGAAGGATTTAAGTCTGGGGAATATGATACATATAGTAATTCATCAGTAACAGCAGGATTAAAAATACATTATCATGCAAAGTATCCTATCGTTGATAAAATTGATGATGATTTATATAAAGATATAAAATTAGATACAGGGCTTCATCCTGTTATTGTTTGTTATTTAAAAGCAAGATTATTTGAAGATACTGGAGATTTACAAAAATCACAATATTTTAGAGCAATGTATCAAAAAATGATGAAACAATATCCATCAAGAAAAAGCGGAGTTAGGAGTTTAGCAGTCCCAAGATTATAAAAATGAGGGTATATGAGAGATTATACAGAAAAGATAGAGGCATTGAAGAGTCAACGAGAACAAGCAAAAGAACTTTTTATCAAATTACAAGGTGCAATCGAAGTTCTTAGTTCAATGCAAGAGGAAGAACCTGAAAAAGGTAAAAAATAGTTTTTTGAAATAAATAGAGGTATGTATGGCTAGAATAGACGAAGGAGTTGTCAATAGAGCTATTGTGACTCCAGATAAGCATTTTCCGTATGCAGATAAAGCAGCAATCAAATGTTTAACGAAAACAATCGAAATAGTAAAACCCGATATATATGTAGACCTTGGAGATGTCGGAGAATGGCATGCTTTTTCAGCATGGAGATTTAAAAGAAAAAAAGCCCCACCACTTGAATACCTAGTTGATGATTTTGATAAAGATGTAAAAGATGTCAATAAAGGTATGGATATAATTGATGAATCCTTAGATAAAACAAATTGTAAAGAAAAATACATAACAGAAGGCAATCATGATAATTGGCTTAATATGTGTGTTGAAAAGTATCCTTACATTCCTCAATATAAATTCGCAAATGCTGTTAAATTAAAAGATAGAGGATATAAATATTATAAATTTGGAAGACATTTAAAAATTGGAAAGTTATATTTCTATCATGGGCATCAATATGGCGGACAATATCACACATCAAATCATTTAAGAAAACTTGGTTGTAATATAATGTATGGTCATTGGCATGATTTACAGAATATGAC